ATCTATTATCTGGAGACTTAATTACAAATTTAGGTTCTCCAAACTGTTGACTACCAGCATCATCTTCGTTTTCGCTATCTCTGTAGTATCTTCGCCACTCATTTAAATTTACAAATCGTAAACCTTTTGATACATGAGGAGCTGATTCTCCAGAAACATTTATTGTTGTTAAATAAAAATCATCCCAATCTATTGAAGCAAAGTCAGTTGTTATGCTTGAACTACTAGCATTTAATAAATACCATCTAGTTCCTGCAACTGTAGCAACTGTAGTATTGCCATAGAAAGGGTCTGTACTACCACTAACTCCAGCTGAAAAGAAAGGTAACTGTGGTTCTTGATTAGCAATATCAAATATAGATTTATTTATTGCATCTTTAACAAATGCTTGAAATCCTACTGCTCCTGAAAAACTAGAAGAAGTAAGAGGAACTTCATTAAGTTCTCTTAACAATTCATTTGTTAAATCAAGATATGTTGTTGCCATTATTTTTTCTTTTTCTTATTAGCTTTTAAAGACCTTTCTAAAATTTTAGCTTGACCAGCATGACTCCTAGAAGCTTTCTTTAATGCAGCTATTAATTTTTTTGTTTGTGCTTCACTTAACATTTTATTTACTGTGTACCTTTTGTATTGCAAAGTTTGCCATTAAACTTGCACCTTTATGTGGTTTGTAACCACCTTTAGGATTTTTCATTAATTTAAAGCTACCATTTTTTTGTTTCATCCAATGATAACCTTTAGGTGCTTTAACTTTCATTATTTATCTTCTTTTGATTTTAATGATTCGTTATATCCTACATCGCCTCGACATGCCTTTTCTAGGTCTCTTACTGAACCATAGTCGTGCATACCACCATGTTTCATAGGCAATCTTTGAGGTTTGCCTTTCTCACCACCACCGGGATAGCCTTCTCTACCACCCATTGCGTAACCACCTCTTTTATAAGGCATTTTTTCTTGTTGTGCTTTACCACCTTTTTTCATTCCATGGTCCATAATTATTCTCCTTAAAAAAATGGAAGGGTCCGAAGACCCCTCCTAACTATTTCTAGTCTATTGCGTAAAATGCTGAAACTAATGCTTCAGGTCTTAAAACTTTTACTCCATAAACATGCAATCCTCTAACGATATCGCCAAATGAATCTGGGTCTCTTAGGACCTCAGTTGAGATAATTGTTTGAGCAGTTGCTGTTGAGGAAATATGTCCAGCTAACACTTTACCACTTGCTGTAGAAGCAGCAGCAATGTTATTAGATTTGTACATATTAAAGCCTCTTAACATTCCACTAGAAACTAAACCATTTCTAATAGAACCTTGACCTGCGTTAAAGTCAACACTTAGTAACTTAGAGCCAGATTGAGATAGTTGCTCATAAAAACTTGGAGGAGCAACAAACCATCTACCTTCTTCAGGTACATTTTGCTCGTCAAGTAATCTAGCCATAAAAGCCATAACATCTAATGGGTCTGTTCCTGTTCCATCAGAACCTGTAAGGTCGATAGAATTAGAACCACCTTGATGCTGACCCATTGTTTGTGTAGCTGCTGCTGCATCTGCACCTAAAATGTGGTCTGGGCTTGAAGATGAAACACCACTAAACATTGATGCTAATACTGCTGAGTCAAAAGAATCTCTTAGAGCATAAGCTGCTGATGATGTTGCCACCTCTTTAAAGTTAACATGTGACATTTTGCTTTCAATATCATCTACGATGAATTTAAAAGCTTTTGCTGAATCAACAACCAAAGATGTTTCTTGGTCTGTTAATTTTGTTGCACTAGGGTCACTACCTCTGGTGTAATCTGAAACACTAATTTCAGGTTCTTTGATAATTAGTACAGAGTCACCAAAGTTTGAAATTTCTCCGGAGTAATCGGTATTTGTAATAGCTTCTGCTACACTCGCTTTTCTGAAAAAGTTTAATACTTTAGCAGAATAAATTTGAGGTAAAAAGAAACTATTAGCTTGACCACTCACAGAGTTACCGAAGTTTGCATTTGTATCTGGACTAGGTTCAAAATACTGTGCCATTTTTATTCTCCTTTGGGTTAAAAATTAAGTTAATCTAATTAATTCTTCCTTCATCCCAAGCTTTGTCGATTTCTTTTTCAAGTCTATCAAACTCTTCTGGAGATAATGAAAGAATCTCCTTTTGTGTCCAAATCTTTGCCTCTTGTGGCTCGACATTAGTTGTCTTAGTAGACACCATATCGGCAGCCGAAGACTTAGATTCAGAACCTCTTGATGGTTTTTGAACTGAACTTCCCATGTCAGACTTAAATAAATCTAATGCCCGACTAGCTGCTTCTGGGTCACTTGCATTACTGTAAATCCAGTTTTGAATTGACTCAGGTTGAGATTTAGCCCACTCATGAAAATCATCGCTATTTCTGATATCATCAAAATCAGGATGATTAGCTCGTAGTGCTTTCTCAGCATCTAATCTAACAAGTTGCTGTTCTCTTTCTTGTAAAAGTTTTACCTTTTCTTCAAGATGTTTTGCTCTGCTTTCGCTTTGCATATTAGCAACTGTTTCTACGACATCATAAACATCAGGATATTTTTGTTTAAAATCAGCAAGTTCTTCTTCAGATTTAGGTGGGGTATATTTTACCTGACCTTGTTGTGCTTGTTCTAATAGTTCAAGCTCTCTCTGTTTAAACTCACTAAGCTTACTATCGTAATGCTTTTTTAAGTCGTCATATCTTTTTTTATAGTTGGGTCGCTTGTAGGGTTGTTTTGAATCTTCTTGAACTTGTTGTTCTTCATTTACCCCCTCTTCAACATTTTCTTCTACATTATTACTTTCGGGGTCTGGAAAGTACACATTTTCAGATGAAACAAATTGTTTATCTTCTACATTGTGCCAACTCTTTTTTAAATTATATGGGTTAGCTTTTTTTTCGTTTTTAGCCATCTTATTCTCCTATTAAGTGCTTTAACAATCTTTCAAGGTAGCTGCTGTACATGCAGGGCTTGTCTTGTAAAGGTCGCCTTTCGGTTAAATTTAACTACGAATATTTGGAGGTCCTAACATACTTTCTGTTATGAGGTCTTCTTCCTCTTCTCTTGCTAACAGTGGATTCACTGTAGAAACAGTTTCTGGTCGATTAATATTAAAAGTCATTTCAACTTCTTTTTTTCTCATATCAGACATGTTATCATCATCCATTGCTGAATGAGGACCACCATGTACCATAGCTTTTCTATCTTCCCCAGCATCATAAGCAGCTTCAGCATCCTTCATCATTTTCATGAGGTTGTCTGCACCAATCTGCTCTACTGATTTTGCTGTAAAGACAAATTCTCCATCCGATAACCTTGCAGGTATCGAATCAGAGGTCCCAGTGCCGGGTCCTTCGACTTCTCCGGCTCCAGTAAACTCCGAAGCTTTTTCAATCACTTTGTCGAATATCATACTCAACTCAGGATTAGCTTCCAGTTGTTCCATTAACATAGACTCTTCTTTGTCGGATAGAGCTTCATCTATCACAAAGTCTACAAATTGTTCTTCCATTTGTTCATCAGGTATCATCTTTGCTTCGCCACCTTCTTCATACATATTTCTTAATTGTTCCATTTCTTTATCTACATTACCACCTTCAGATAATAAACCTCTAGCTTTGTCTATTGAAGGCTCATCAAGTTCAATCATTCGTATATCAATTTCTAAATCTGATACCATATTTTCAAACATCTCTAATTCATCCATCTCTTGACCAGTATTTGCTTCTTTTCTCTTTTGTTTTAAGTCTTTTTTTGATTCTTTTAATACTTGTTTAGCATCTTTTATAGTAATTACTGAATTTTCTCCATCAATATAATTTCTAAAAAAAGAACTATAATCAGCATCTGATTTTTTATAAAATATTTTATCTTGTGGATTTGAAACTAATTTGTTGTATTCCAATACATCAGCTAGTTCATTAGGACTAATAGGTTCTTGCATACCTTCTTGTATTGTTTTCATACCTGACTTTGATGATGATATAAATTTTTGAAGTTGTTTAGATATTCCTCTAGCTAGTCCACCAAGAACTTTAGGTTCTCTCATTTCTTCCATTTCTTCTTTTAATCTAGTATGGTATTCATCACCTCTAAACATAAAAGTTTCTAAACCTTCATTTCTAGCTTCTCTAAATGCTTTATTAAATTCTTTTCTAATTCCTGACATTTCTTCTTTTAAATCTTTGGTAGCAAAAAATTTGCTTTGAACATACTTTACAGCTGTAAAATCGTTAGGATTTCTTATCTTATTTGTTCTGGGACCATCATAACCTGCTAATTTATCGTTAGGATTTTTTATCTTATATGTATCTGCTACCCCTTCAAACTCTACACTAGCAACTTTTTTTCCTTCAAGACCTCCATCTGCTTTAGGTTCTCTTGCTATTGATTTTTGTATATCTCGTTCAAGTGCATCTACTATATTTTCTGCTTCTTGTAACTCATAAAGACCTCTTCCACCAACTAATAAACCAGGTTCTTTTTTCATTTCTTCAACAAGCTCTTCATATTGTTTTAATTTTAGTTTAGCATCTTTTACAGTCACTGGATTATCCAAATCATCAATAAAATTAGGAAAAATAGGTTCGTCTGCAATATTTAATAGTTGAGGAGAATCTCCAATAAGTATTTTATCATCATCTGGTACAAGTTTATTATAATCTAATATATCAGCTTCAGTTAAGTTTTCAGGTTTAACATTTCTTCTTCTAGATTTAGATAAAAGTCTTGCTGCTTGTCTAGCAAGACCTCCAAAAACTTTAGGTTCTCTCATGTCTTTTTTATCTTCAGCAGCTTTTTTCATGGACTCTTCTTTATTGCCATCACCATCCAAATCTAAAAAGTCTGGTTTTGCTCCACCTTCTTGCATTCCATATCTATCTTTATCTTTTTTTAACATCATAATTATTCCTTTCTATTCAGGGCTTCCTGCACCTGCTCCTTGAGCTGCTCCAACTGTACCACTGAACGCATCTTCCCCTGCAACCGGAGCATTTCCGATTCCGATGTTGCCACCACCAGTGCCTGTAGGTCCAAGCTCTTGAGGTTGTTGAGGTGTTCCAGCAATGCCTCCCATAGGTCCTTGTTGTTCACCAGTAGGTTCAACTTCTTCGCCAATTTCTTGTCTAGCATTTTGCATTCCTATTATTTGTGCCATTATAGCTGCTTCTCT